TCACGCTTCCGCCTCATCCTCGAGTTCCCGGAGCCAGCGGTTCGCCTTATCGCGAGAGATCCCCATAATGTTGTGTGACTTGAGGCCGTATTCATCGAAGCGGCAGTAAAGCTTGAGGACCTCTTCCCGAACGGCCCGGCTGCGGACCTGGACGCGGCTCAACTCGTCCGTCGTCATCCCGTCAGTGAGCGCCATAAGCTCGTCCACTTCACGTCCCGTCAGCCGGAAATTCCGCATGATGCCCCGGCGGCGGAAGTGGGTGCGGGAGGCGCTGACCGACAGCTCGAAGCGCTCGCGATCGTTGAATTTCTCGAGCTTCATTTACTGACCTCGCCCATCGAAAAAAGCTTGTCCATGATTTCTGCGAGGTCGTCCGGCGAGTGGATGTGCGCGATCGCCCTGGCGGCGCGGATGCCGTCTTCCTGCGCGGCGGTGACCGAGGTGCAGGAGGTGAGCGAGACGTTGTAGCGGCCGACCTCGACGCCTGTCCCCCAGGCATAGACCCGTCCCCTGACGGCTTTAGGGCGGCCGTCATCGTGGAGGTCGATGATCATGTCCGTGCCGATTGGGCGCTCGACCAGCTTGACGGCTTTCCGGGCGACCCACTTACCTTCCTTGGCGGGTGCCGGGGGCGGGGCGGTCATCGGCCGGGGCGTGACCGCGGTGATAGAGTCTCTGATGCTGGCGTTCATGCTGCTGCTTCCTCTTCCGAAGTTTCTTTTTTCGTGAAGGCGACTTTGATGGCGGCTCTCCAGCCATTCTGCGGCGCGTCCCAGGCGCGGCCGTCCATGTCGATCTGCTGGAAGAGCCACCACATTTCCTCGGGTCGGTAGTGCTTCCAGCGGGCGACAGCGGCCTCCGCTTGGGAGGGGGTCATGTGCTCAACGGCCCACGCGAGGACGATGACTTCTCGGCCCAGGATGCGGTCGATGCGATTATCACCGATCCTGATCCTGGAGGTCTTCAGACCCTGTTCACGAATTCGGGCGATCATGTGCGTCTCGACGGAGGGCGCGATCGCACGCCAGACTGCGCGGGGAAGGATGACGCGGCAGATGAGCTGGAGACTCGTCCCGATCCCGGCGGCGCCGAAATCTTCCCACAACTCGACGTCGGCCGAGCGATCGGATGGGACCTTGATGACGATGTGATGCGGGGCGGCGGTGTTCGGAACACCGAAGTCCCTGTAGGTGATGCTGTCTTTCATGATGTGCTCTCCTTTTCGGGTTCATCTGCCCGTCGCTGCTGCCGAACCCGGCAGCAATGAGGGGTAGACGAAGCCCCCGGTCCGCCGGGGGCTCGTTGATCAGACGCGGATCAGACCGCCATCTGAACCGACTATCTCCCAGCTGGTCTCGATCTTGAGGATGCTGACCTCCTCGTTCAGTCCGTCAGCGGGATATCCCCGATCCAGAAGTCCGGTCCGCATCTCGCCGTCCCAGTCGACAGGGCCTCCCCAGCTCTCCGCCTCCGCCCTCTGCGACGCGGACATGGTGATCATGCCTTTGGTCGGGTGCAGCGTATGTAGACGGTGAGGATGCCACCGCACGCCGATCCGCTGCTGAACCTGAAACAAGAATTCCCTGACTATCTCCTCGGCGCCTTCGACGCGGGTCGGGTAGATAGCGCCGATTTCAAGCAAGGTTGACCTGGGAGAGTAGGCGAAGAGGTGGATCTCGGGATGGATCGTGGTGGCGGCCATCTCGTGAGCCAGACGCCTCACTAGGCGGACGCCTTCTTCGGCTTCCCTGATCTGCTCCCTGGTGCCCATATAGCAGCTCGTCCTGATCTCGTTGGGGTGTTCCATAGTGCTTCTCCATGTCTGCTTATTGTTGCGTTCGTATTATCAACATAAGGGCTGTGGGTGACGCGTCAAAATCCTTTTTGCGCATACCTTTAAAATTTATCGGTATGCGTCAGTTAGGTGGCCGGGACTGTATGATGATTGCCCCTTATTCGGTTAGAGAAAGACAAAATCAGACATTGAAGTCACAGGCCTTCTTTCCGTCAGCGCGCTGATCATCAGCGCGTCAAAATCAGGGCGGAAAACGCGTCAAAATGCGCTGACGGGGCGAATCACCCCTGGGCGGGAGAAGGGTTCAGGAAGGGGGAGGATGGCTGGGACGTTGCGCCGGGTGCGATGCTCTGTCATCTGTCTGACGAACGGACGGAGGAGACATGGATCACGACATAGAGCTGCGTCTCCAACGCATAGCCGGCCACGCGAAGCGCGGGTGGAAGGGCGACGCGGCCAGGGAACTGGGCGTGACGACGCGGACCATCCACCGCGCGCTTACCGGTTATCTTCCCGAAAGCCTGCGGCAGCACATTGAAGACCTGGAGCGTCGGCGGGATGCTGAGAAGAACGAGTCAGTGCTCGACGTCGTGCTCCGGAAGTCTCTGACCGAGGCAACCCCGCCCGACGACGCGAAGAGCGAGAAGGATCACTACAGGGCGGGTCTTGCCGACGGATTCTGGCTCGGCGTCACAGAGATCAGGAAAAGGTCATCGGAAGAGGACCAGCCGCTGATCCAGCGCCTGATGAGCCAGCGGAATCGCGAACGTCCTGCGGTCCGCGAGGCAAGGGAGGCCCAGCCGCCCGGCACGATCAGCGGCGCGATGCTCAGACGGGTCGCGGATCACTTCGAGAAGGAAGGGGAGATGGTGGACTCGGGTCTTCGGTTTTACGAGCGCACGAACATCCAGCGTCAGATCGACCAGATCGTCATGCCGTCGATACAGCGGATCGCCGATGCGATTTGGAGGCACGGCCAAGACGACGCGCGACGGGTAGCCGAGATCGAGGAGAAGCGCTTGATCCGGGACTTAGCGTTTCTCTTCGATCGTCAGCACTACTCGTCATGATCTGCAGCAGTCACAGATCCGGTGCGCCGGCTGAGTGCTAATAAATGGCCGACTGCAACTGAGACAGGAACGGACCGCGGCGCGAGGGGAGATCGGCTGACTCATCGGGATGCCCGCTTGCTCGAGCCGATTGCAGATAGCGACGCGAGTGATCCCGAGCTTGAGCGCCATTTCGGCGGTTGTCATGCCGGAGATGCGGAGCTGGAGGAGTTCGGCGAGTTCTGCGGCGCGGGATTTGACGGCGGTCATGTCATCGTCCTTCGTGAATGGCCCCGGCCGCCGCGGGCCGGGGAGGGGTTCGGGAAGATCAGGAAGCCGGCAGTTCGATCAACTGGAAATCCACGGCTGCGCTCTTCGTGCCGCAGGTGGACGTATCCCCGGATTTAGACCACCTGATGCGGACCTCGCGAGCCACGTTCTTGAGGTGTAAGACGTTATCTTCGTCAATCCGACATCCGATAAGCGGGGCGTTGATCAGGTCGGACAGGTTCCCGTCCACGCTCTGGATCACGATGTCTTCACAGCACTCCGACGCGTGGAAGAACCGGCAGGCGGTGCCGTCATAGAACCAGAGGATCAGCTGATCACCCGAGTTCTCCTCTGATGTCTCCAGGCGAACATCGTGGACCGGGCGGACACACGTCGGCCATTTGAAATTGATGAGGTTGTCTATCTGAGCGTTGATGTCGGACGGGCGCTCGTAGTCGGGCCAGGTCGGCTCGGGGAGACTGGCGTCGCTGTCGTAGGCGAGGGAAGCTCGGGCGGGGGTCATGGCTGTTCTTCCTGAATGATGCGGGGGACGCCCCGGCCAGGTCGGCCGGGGAAGGGTTCGGGAGGGGTTCAGCGGACGAGAGCCATACGGGCCTTGCGCTCGGCCTTGGATGCGGCCCTGCGGGCTTCCCTGGCGGCGGCGCGGTCCTGGTATGCGAAGATCCCGGCGCGGCGGCGGTAGTCTTCGAGGGACGGCTGTTCCATCAGATACTGGAGGCGCTGGATGGCCTTCATCTGGCTGGGGGTCAGGGTGCGCGGGGTGTTGTCCATGGTGGTCTTCCTTCTGAATGGAGGGGGGTGCCCCGGCCTTGGGGGCCGGGGTCTTTCGAGAGGGTCAGGCGAACGCCTGAGCCACGTAGCTCGCTAAGGAGAAGGTCAGCGACAGGGACACGAAGTAGGCCGCCAAGGTCGCCGAGATGAGGAATACCCAGTCGCTGGCCTCACGTCCGGACGCGTCTTGCCCGAGAGCTTTCTCCACCCCGATGTAGATGGTCAGGAGGAGGGCTGAGGTGATGAGTTCGTAACCCATGATGAAGAGCAAAATCATGTCGTCACCCTTCATGCTGCGTCAGAAAAGACGCTGACCCAGCCGGTGCCGGCGTCCCGGCGGGCGCCTTTGTCCGGGCAGGCGTCGTCCCGGAGGAAGATCGGCTGCCGGAAAGTAATGCCGTGCTCAGGATGGACCACGATCAATGTCTGGGACGGGTCCTCGGCCGGGACGCGGAGCATGCGGAGGGCATACTCGTCGGGGCCCTTGAGCGAGCCGCACACCGTCGTAGTCGGGAGGAAGATCGAGCGGTGCCAGTGGCCCATGATGATGTGGTCAACCGGGACGCCGAGGCTTTCGAGGGAGTTCGCCGTCTTGAACGAACCGCGGGTGATCGGGCCGATCGGGCCGATGATGCCGTCCCCGCCCTTTGCGCCGATGCGGTCGCCGTGGGTCAGGAGGAAATTCATGCCGTAGACGCTGAAAACCGTTTCCCCGGCCGCCGGGTTGACGATGTGGACGCGGGGGTCGTTCTCGAAGGCCTTGCCGATGAACTCGTAGATGATGAAGTCGGCGTTCCTCTCCGCATAGCCCTTAGCGCGCGGCTTCCGGTCCATGAAGCGGCCGTGGTTGCCGAGCGCGGTCGGGATGAAAACCTTCCCGAACTCGTCGGCCAAGCGGGTGATCGCGGACACGAGGACGTCGCGGGCCGTGATCACGGATGCGATCAGGCTCAGCTCGTCCGTCTCTGCCAGCTCCGCATGGATACCCCCGGAGACCATATCGCCGCCCAGAGCGACCACGATGCCGGGGTAGCGCAGGCCAGCGAGATGGCGGCGGGTCATCGCGATGGTGCGGTCGACGGTCTGCGAGATGCGGGACTTGGCGATGGCCACGTCGAACCCGTATCCGCCGGCCTGAGACGGGTCGACGCGCTCTCCCAGGTGCCAGTCCGTCAGGACCAGGACCGGCACGCTTTCCTCTTCCGAAGCCTTCTTTTCGGAAAGCCACAGGGGCTCGGGGCGGACGGGGATTGAGGAGATGCCGGCAAGGATCGCGTTCAGCGCGGTCAGGTCCTTCAGCTGCTTCTCAGCTTCACGGGCGCGGGCCTCTGCGGCGACCACGCGGTCGGGATTGCTGCCCCCTGCGGTGGGGACGCTGCACGCTACGGAGGCGAGCGTGTCATACTCCGTCTTGATTGAGGCGAAGCGCGTCAGGAGAGACGTCGGGGCGATCCCGGCTTTGACGTTCTTTGCGATGCGGCGAATGAAGTTCGATTTACTTCCGCCAACTCGGCGATGGGCTTCACCCAGGGTGATTGTTCCTGCGACAAGCATGCTGATTATGTCAGCCGGTATTATCTGCGCCTGGGTCAATACTGTGTGCTTCACGTGCTCTCTCCTCGTGTCTTCCCCCGACCCAGGGATTAACACGACGGATGATTAGCACTGTTGCTACGCGGCCTTATTAAAAACTCGGCCGGTTTCTCGTTTTTACCTTATTGGGAAGGAGAAACGAAAATAGCGGGCATGAGCTGGATATCGGGATTAGTAACAACCTCGTGAGCAAACTCGGTGGAGCGGCCGGCGAAGGCGGCTGTCGAGTATGCGAGCCAGACCAGGAGCAGGCCGTAGGTCCAGCGGCGTTCGATCCGGTCGCGATCAGCTTTGCACATTGTCTCTTCCCTCCTGGGTAGGCTCCTGCGCGGGCTCCGGCGGGGGTAGTTGACGCGAGGGGGGCAGAGCGCCCGTGCGCAAGGAGATTAAAAGGTCTACGATCTTCAACATTTTGCTGGGCGTGATGGTTGCGCTGACCTCGGTCGAAAGGCGGATGATCGTCTGCACGATTTTGAATCCCGTAAGAGCCATCAGGACCCCAACAAGCAGGGTCGCGGCCTCCTCATGGCCTTCGGAAAATCGACCGAGCAGGGTGACCGCCGGGGCAGTGCCAACATATGCGCAGAGGTATGAGCTGAGCATGGCCGAGACTCCTTCCCGGAGCGAAGAAACCGGGGGGTTCATCAGCTTTACGATCATCGCGGCGGTGATCATCAGAAAAAAATACAGCTCAGGCGTCAGCATAGGACGACCGTAGCACGAGCATATGAAAATAGCTGTTGCTATCCCCGCAGATTATTTTAACATTCACTTTAACCCGATTTTAACAAGCGTGTCATTTCCGCAACATATTCTCCCTGCTTCCCGAAAAAATGACAAAGCGGCGCATTTTAGGGGATTGACACGTTCGCTGTTTTCTCTACATTAGACTTATAATCAGATATGAGGGGGCTAAAAAGGCCTTAAGGCCTTTTTGCCCCCTCATTAGTCTATATTAGTCTGATTAGACTGATATTCGGAAAGATCAGTCAGAATCCTCCCTCTCTCTATCCTCTCTATTCAGGCGGCGCTGGCGGCTGGTGACAGTCGTTTTCGCGGCAGTGGGGTATGGTGGGCCATGGACGTAAAATTCGACGTAGCGGGCATGAAGCGTAAGATGGACGAGGCGGCGACGGCGGTGAGCCGCGGCGCGGCCAAGGCCGTCAATGATGCCGCGTTCGGGCTTCGAAAGAAGACGCCGGAGTATCTCGAGAAGACCTTGGACAGGCCGATGCCCTTCACCACGAATGTGCGGGGAGTCATCGTCGACAAGGCAAAGGAGGGGTCCGGACGATCGAACGCGAAGGGCGTCCACGCGCGGATCAAGATCGCTAAGTTGCAGGCCAGCTATCTGGCGCCTCTCGAACATGGTGGCGCGAAGGAGAAGGGGATCCGGCCCGCGATGGGCGTGAAGGCCGCGCGCGACAAGTTCGGGAACATCAACAAGAAGTTCCGCCGCGGCGGGGCAACGGAGCAGCTCCTCGCCGAGAAAGTGTCCGCGCGCTCATACAAGACGGGCAAGAACGGGAAGAAGCGGCCTTCGGGGGCGACATACCAGGTCGGGCGCTATTTCGTCGGCGATCCGCACGCGGCGCGGAGGGGGGGACGTTCCTTCCTCTCCCGAATACTTCGTCGCGGACGCCGGAAAGGCGTCATCGGACTATACGAGCGCGTCGGCAGGAACAGCCGGATCCGCCTGGTCGCGGAATATTATAAGCGCCAAAGTTATTCCCCGAAATTGGGTCTCATTTCGAACTGGAGAAAAGAATACAGGGTCATGCTCAAGACGATCGTGCAGCCCGCCGTCAAGGCTGAGCTTCGTAAAGTTAAGTAGGAAAGTTAGTTAATAAGTAAGTTTTCCGGGGAATTTCATAAATTTATACCGTTGAAAATGCTGCAAAAAATGACTCCGGGTCCTCCCCCCAGGGGGGTGCCCTACATGAGTGTTTTGGCGAGTGTGAGCCTCTCGTTCCTGTAAAATTTTGAAACTTCAGTTCATATTTACTTGTCAGAATCGATTTCGAGAAGCCGATAAGTCTTTGAACAACAGTCGTTTTCGGTGGCTGATGCTATGCTGCAGCTATGAATCCAGAGGCGTTGCAGACATGACCACCACCATCGTCCTTCACGAAGACGGCTCCGTCACCGCATCGGACGCTGCGAAGCTGTTGGGCGTGACGTATCGGACCGTGAACTCGTGGATCACGCAACGTGATGACCCTTTGCCGACGAAATTCCTGGCCCAGGGGAAGGGCGGGAAGGGCGGTGCGACCCGCGTCAGCATCGCTGACGTGATCGCCTGGAAAGAAGCGCGGGCTGCAGACAAGGCAGCCGGCCAGGATTTCGAGGATGATGACGATCAGGACGACGGCGAAGCCTCACCGGACGGCTCTCCGACAAAGAGAGTCCGCTACAACTTGGAGAAGTCCAAGGCCAAGAGGGCTCACCACCTCGCCATGATCGAAGAAATGAACGAAATGGCCCGGCGCTATTCGCTGCTGCCTGTCGACATGATCATCCAGATCACCGAGGAGGACCGTGCGAACATCAAGGCGGGTATCCTCAACTTGCCTGGACGCCTTGCTACGCGGATGGTCCCCCTGACTGACCAGAAGGCCTGCTACGACGAGATCAGGAAGGAATGCCTGGACCTCCTGCAGACGCTGAAGAGCGGCTACGACATAGCCTCCGAAGCCGTAGAGAACATCAAGGTGGAACGCGGGCAGGCCGCGCCTGATGACGGGGATGAGGCTTGAGCCGGAATGAGGACATTGACTGGTCGGGACCGGCGGAAAACTTCCGTTCCCTTCTGAATAAGGCCCTGGCCGCAGCGGTGGACCCGCCGCAGCAGCTCCCCCCTGACGAGTGGGCGGACAAGTTCCGGTATCTGAACAAGGACGCGGGCGCGGTCGGCGGCAAGTTTCGGGTAGCCGACGTCGAAGTGGCGCGAGGACCGATGCGCGCTGCCGTAGAACCGGGCGTCAAAGAGATCGTGATCAGCGCGGCGACGCAGCTCATGAAGACCACCGTCCTCGAGTGCATATGGGGGGCGTTCGTCCATCTCGACCCCGGCAACAGCATCATCGTCCAGCCTGACAACGATCTGCTTCACAAATTTTCCGAAAAGAAGCTGAAGCCTTTAATCCTCGCGACGCCCGTCCTTCTCAAGGCTTTCGGCGGGAAGCGGGCGTTTCTGAAGCGCTCCAGCGAGAACGCTATCGGCGAGAAGAAACATATCGGCGGCTCGGTCACTATCACGTCCGCTGGCAACCCCGCCCGCGCTTCGATGCTGACGTGCGACTTCCTCGGCATTGATGAGGCGGATAACGTGCCTGGTTCCTCGAAAGAGGGCAGCATGTTCAGGCTGTTCGAGAACCGTCTCTATAAGAGCCGGCGCCCCCTCATGGTTGTTGTCTGCTCTCCGACTGTGGAGGGAGAGAGTGAAATCGAGAAGCGGATCCTGAGGTCCGATCGCCGCCGCGCATACGTTGCTTGCCCCTGCTGCGGGCACGAGCAGTTCTTGGTCTGGGAGCAGGTCAAATACAAAGACGAGAACGGAAAAGCGAAGCCGGAGATCGCCGCATACCACTGCGAGGCCTGCAAGCAGCCCTGGCCTGAGACCGAGCGCAAGCGCATCATGATGACCAAGTGGGCCGTTAAGTGGCGGCAGACCAGGCATTTCTCATGCTGCGGGGAACGTCAGGACCCGAACGTGAACCGCTTGTGGGACGACACGCATGGATGGGCCCTCTGCAAGTGCTGCGGGAAGCCGGCCGTCAAGAATAAACGGGCAGGATTTGACCAGGCCTCCAAGCTGTATTCGCCTGAGCAGGATCTTTCAGAACTGGTTCGCGAATGGCTCGACGCTCAGGGCGATCGCGGGGAGATCATGGCCTTCGTCAATACCGCGCTGGCTAAGACCTACCCTCGCGCTGCGGGGGCAAAGGTTTTCGAGATGGAGGGGGTTGGTCTACAGGGGCGCGTCGAACCTACCTGGGCCCTCCTCCCGAATAAAATCAAAGCGATCACCGGTGGCGTCGACGTGCAGGCTGACAGGCTGGAGGCCCAGTTCGTAGGCTGGGGCGACGGGGACGAGAACTGGGCACTGGAGCATCACATCATCCCTGGCGATCCCAACACCGACAAGCCCTGGCAGATCCTGGACACGCTCATCCGCGCGTCCCGTCAGCGCGAGGACGGCACCAAGCTGCCCGTGGCAGCGACCTGCGTCGACTCCGGATACCTGACAGATGCCGTCTACACCTACTGCAACGCCCGCTCGGGCGCGCGGGTCTGGGCCATCTCCGGCGCCAAGAACCCCCACGCTGCCCCCTTCCCGAACACGCACAGCGTGCAGACGGACAAGCGGCGCGCGGCATCGTTCGGTTCGAGATTTTACCAGATCGGCACCCAGGCCCTGAAGGACCGGATCCAGTCCATGATGACCGCGCCGGCTGAGGGTCAGCTGGCGATGCATATACCTGACGACCGCGAGGCCTGGTGGTTCGATCAGATGACCGCTGAGCATAAAGTGTCGGGCAGGGACAGCAGCGGCAACACCACATATCTCTGGAAGATCAAAAAGGACGGGGCCCGCAACGAGGCCTTCGACACCTACGTCTACGCCTATGCCGCCCTCCACGGTCTCCGTAAAATGGGCATCCTCCGCTCCCACCACCTGGCGCCGCCCTCGGCCGCCCTGGAGCGGATGGACGAAGCAGAGGCGAAAGAGCTGGTCGCCGCCACCGTCCCCTCTGCCGCAGAGGAGCAGCCCACGCTGTCGCAAGCCGCCGCCGCCCAGGTCCAGCCCGTCCGCCGGCCGAAGTCCGCGCCCCAGCGCAGCAATCCTTTCGGCAACTCCTTCTCGAAAGGCTTCAGCAAGTTCAGGTTCTGACGGCATTGTGATCGTATGATCGTTTCTTGTTGTCTGGTTAAGAAAACGGTGAAAGCGCGCGATTTTCCCTGCAAATAAGGCTTGCTCGAATCATCAGACCCTTTCATGTCCGGATAATAAGACACGAGGAGGTTCACATGGCATACGACAAAGCAGAAGCCGCCGAGGAAGTAAAAGTGTTTAAGCGCACGGACCCACGGCCAATCCTTCGGCATCTCGGCTGGACGCAGAAGGATGGCAAAGCTAAGGACCGCTACATCAACGAGCATGGCGCAGAGCTGGATCTCTGGGGCGGGTCGAAGCCCGGCGATTTCTTCGCGTTCTCAACGCCCGGCGTCAGAAGTCGCCCGAAGTCGGTTCTGGACCTCGCGATGGACAAGTGCGGCGGAGGGACCGCGAGTTACAAGCCCGCGTGCGATCTCCTGCGCCAGCTCTTCGGCCCCGCGCCCTCTCTCTCGAAATGGGACGAGGGGACCTCGGCCCCGTCTTTGGGCGATGAATACAGCGGGGTCATGATCACGGAGCAGAACGCGGCCCGCCTCCGGGTCTCGCCGGATGGCTATCTCCGCATCCCCATGTCCACAGTGACGGACGCCGGCCTGAAGGTCGCCGGTTACACCGATCTGGGTTCGGAAGCGGGGGACAGCGGCCGGGTCGGCATCTGGTCAACCGCGTCGAGCACTGCCGGCGGCGTAATCGTGGTCTATCCGGAACTCCGTGACGCCCTCAACGGCGCCTACGGTTCCGGGATGAGCCTGTGGTCCCCCCGCGGCGCCGACCGATCAGCCGTGGCGCTGGTCAAGCTCGCCCTCGCCAAGCTGGACGCGGACACCCGCGTCATCGTGGCCGCACCCGACACCGCAGAGGGTGACGCCCGGCGGGCTGATATTCGGAAGGCGCTGGGTGACGCGGGTGTCTCGACACTCGGGTTCATCCTGGGCTCGACCCTGTAGCAACAGCCGTTTTCGGTCGCATGCCGCATACTGACGGCATGTCGACGTTCGTGACCAAAACCCCGGCCGAGAGGCTGCAAATTCTTGAAGCGCTCGAGGAAGCTATGTCCTCGGGCGCTTACTCAATCGCGCACGAAGGCAAGACGATCACCTTCCGGACGCTGAGCGAGATGACCCTCCTGCACTCGATGCTGTGCCGGTCGCTTAACATCAATCCGAACGCCGCCGCCGCCGCAAAGCCGCGCATCCTGCGCGGCGTCCTGAGGGTGCGCTGATGCGTATCGGCGGTGTGGATCCTGGTCTTAAAGGTGCCCTGGCCTTCGCCGACGTGATCGACGGCGAGATCGGCCCTGCGCGTATCTACGACATGCCGGTCACCGAAACCGTCGACGGTCGACCGCTGCCGGACGCCCGCGAGATCCTCCGCATCGCCCGGAAAGAGCGGGCCGACATGATCATTCTGGAGCATGTCGAGCCGAGGCCGAGGGCCGGGGCCACGTCGGAATGGCGCTTCGGTGTCGGCTACGGCCTGACCCGCGCTGCGCTCCAGCTCGTCGACGATGAGCCCCGGATCCATCTCGTCCGACCGAAGGCGTGGAAAGAGAAGATGGGCCTGTCCAGCGACAAGAAGCTCAGCCTCGCCATGGCCCGCTCCCTCTTCTCGAATAACGCGGCGGACCTCCGGCGCGAGAAGGACGACGGCCGCGCCGAGGCCTGCCTCTTGATCCGGTATTTCCGCGACCATCTCCTTAAATCCGGCGCCGTGGAGGTCTGCTGATGGGTATCCTCGACCGTCTCTTCTCTTTCCGAAAGAAACCGGCGCCCGTGCCGGCGAAGCGCGCGACCCGGAATTACAGGCCGCCCGTCGATCTGAACGGGGACCCGATCATGCAGCACAGCCGGTTCGAGCGCATCCCGTCAGCGCTGGGATCGCTGCGCGGCGCTGCCCGGAACTTGGTCCATACCAACCCGAACGCCTCCCGCGCGACTGAGGTGCGCGTCGAACACTCTATTGGCACCGGTATCCGCTATGCTTTCTCCGGCGCCCCCGGCTACGACTCCAGGTTCTTCACCTGGGCGACCACGACGGAGTGCGACTACGAAGGACAGCTAACCCTCTACGCGATCCAGGATCTTTTCTGCCGATCCATCGTCGAAGCGGGCGAGGGCATTATCATCCTGCGTGACGGTAAAGCGAAAGACGGCTATCTCCCGAAACTCCAGGTCGTCGATCCGGACCTGCTCGACGCGACCGCGACGCCGAAATACCCCGACAACCGGGTGGTGCAGGGTATCGAGATCAAGCCGTCCGGGATGGTCATAGGTTTTCACTTTTCCTTCGACTCCGGGCAGGGGAATCGTTGGCAAGAGTTCGTGCATGCCGATCATGTCATCCATGCTTTCGAGCGGAAGTGGCCGGGGCAGCTTCGCGGTATCCCCGCCGGCGTCCAGGTCCTGACCAAAGTCGAGGCGCTGGAGGCTTTCATTACCGCCGCGTTGGCGAAGGCTCGTATCGAGTGCTGCCTCGGCGTCGCTGTCGTTCGCAAGCCAACGATGGACGACGGCCAGTCCAACCCGTTGTTCGATCAACTCGCGAGCCAGCAGGCGGCAGACCCCGACTATGAGCGGCCGACCCATCTGTCGCCCGCCCTGATCTTCGACGTTGAAGCGGGCGCGGACGTAAAAGCCATCACGCCCAGCTCCAGCGGCGGCTACGAGGCTTACATCAGGATCAACAGAGAAGATATCGCAGCTGGCTATGGCGTGCCCTACAGTTTCATGACCGGGGACGTCAGCCGCGCGAACTTCGCGTCTAGTAAGGTCGCTCTCGAAGCCTTCTACAAGACTATCGAAAGATTCCAAGCCAACACCCTGTTCCCTGCTTTCCAGCGCATCGAGCTGTATTTCCGGGAAGCCTACGAGCTGGCCGTGGGCGTCGATCTGTCCCACCTGGACGTCACGCTCATCCCGCCCAGCCGCGTCAGCTTCGAGCCCGCCAAGGACATGCAGGCGAGAGCCCAGCGCATGTCTATCGGCACAATGACGTGGCGCCAGGCCTGCTACGCTGAGGGCATAGACCCTGACGTGCAGTATGCCGAGCTGCGTCGCGAGCAGACGCTGTTCGCGCAAGACGGAATGACCTTCAACTTCGGAGGGTTCTTGGTTGGCGCGCAACAGGCCGCCGAAACCGAGGCTGCGGAGAACGCGGCCATCGCCGCTGCCGAGGCCCAGCAGGGCCCCGAGCTGTAGCAACACCTGTTTTCGGTCCCCTGTCGCATAATGTCCTCATGAGCACCAAACGCATCCTCAAGAACCGCAACCGCACCCGCTCGAACGGCGTGATGCCCGCTTCTTTTGACGAGGAAGCGCGCACGATCGATCTGTGCTACTCGGCTGGTTCACGTGTCGATCTCTACGACTACTACGAGGATCTCGTGGTCAGCGACGACGCGATCGACACGTCGAGGATGGATGCCGGTGTCGTCAATCTCATCATCGAGCATGACCAGGTTTCAAAGACCGTCGGGCGCGTCATCGATCACTGGATCGAGGACGGCAAGGCTATGGCCCGCGTCAAGCTCTCCGCGTCCCAGGACCCGGAGGTGGCCGGCGTCGTCGACGACCTGATCAACGGCGTCCGGCGCGGCATCAGCGTCGGCTACGATATTTTCGAGATCGAGACGGTCGAGGAAGGCGGGAACACCGTCTGCACCGTCAAGTCCTGGATGCCGACCGAACTCTCCGTCGTCAACGTGCCCGCCGACGCCCTCGCGTCCGTGCGCTCTAAGAAATCCCGTCCCCAGCAACGAAAAGGAAAAGCTATGGCTGGTAAACGCGCAGCTGCGGGCGTGAGCGCTCGCAAAAAGAGGACCCGGGCGACCGAGGAAGAGGAAGCGGTTGACGTCGTTGATGCGACCGCGACTGAGGTTTCCGAGACCGTCGACGAGCTGGAAGAGCTTGAAGGGGCCCTCGACGAAGTGGCCGACGGCGAAGATGCCGAAATGGCTCACGAAGACCTGGTTGCCGCCGTCGAGTCCCTGACGGAGACCGTCGCCACCTTGACCGAGGCTTCGGAGGCGACCGAAGAAGTCGTTGCCGAAGGCGAGGAAGAGGAAGAGGCTACCGGCGAACGCAGCCGGAAAGCCGAACGCAGCCGGATCACTCAGATCCTGGCCATGGCGACCCGTCACAAGATGCCGGCGAAGTTCGCGACGCGGCACATCAACTCCGGGACCAGCCTGGATGAAGTGCGTATGCAGATCCTCGAAGCCCGTGCCGAGCGTTCGCCCGGTCCGATCAACGGGACCCGCGCGTCCATCCTCCGCGACGAAGCGGATACGGTCCGGAAGCACGCGACCCGCCGAATCCTGGACAAGATCAAGTCCGCTGACTCCGGCGCCGAGGCCGGCTTGTTCCGGCGCGCACGGATGGTCGATATCGCAAAAGCCTCTCTGAAGGGGACCCGCGGCCTGTCGAACATGGCTGACCGCGAGATCATCGCGCACGCAGTCCGCGCTGCGGCTCATCCGGGCATGCACTCCAGCGCTGACTTCTCGTTCACGACCGCGATCGGCGATGCTCTGCGTATGAGCATCAAGGAATACCGCAAGAACAAGGTCAAGACCTGGGAGCCCCTGACGAGCCGCATCACCGTTCCCGATTTCCGCGACGTCTACACGCTGAGCGCTGGGTCCGGCATGAACCTTCGTCCGATCCCGGAAGGCGGCGAGGTCGAGTTCACGACCATGCAGACCGAGATGGGCAAGATGTCGATCGGCGAATACGCGATCGGCTTCGCTCTGACGTTCCAGACCCTGGTCAACGATCAGATGGGCGTCATCCAGCGGCACGTGAAGGACACCGGGTCCATGGAATACCGCTTCGAGAAGCGGCTGTTCTGGGACGCGCTGCTCGGCAACCCGGTTCTCGAAGATGGTCAGCCGGCGTTCGATGCATCGTTCGGGAACGTCATGACTGCACCGCTGTCCGTCGCGTCCTACGCCGAGGCCGTGCATCGCCTGTCCATCCAGACCGATCTGGACGACGAGGAGATGGAGCTGGAGCCTTTCGCGTTGATCGTCAACTCGGCTGACTACGCTGTGGCGAAGTCGATCTTCGCCCCGATTCAGGCCACCAAAGTTGAGGATTACAACGTCTTCGCCGGCGTGGAGCCCCTGATCGTCGTCAGCAACAAGATGCCGGTCGGGTCCTGGATGCTCGCATCGTCCCCGGACGAAGCAGACTCTGTCGCGACAGCGTATCTGGAAGGCTACGAAGGCGTCGAACTGCAGGAGATCGTGAACCCGCTGGTGAACGGCATCAGCTTCATCGCCCGGGCTTACGGCGGGGCGAAGCTCACCGGCCGCCGCGGCTACGTCATGTCCACCGGCACCGGCGCCTGATCAACCAGCGCCCCGGCTCATCACCGGGGCGTCCCCCTCTTTCCGAATGATACGGAGAAACCCCATGCGTAACTACGTCTCGAGCGGCGACACGCTCAACCTGACCGCCGAGGTCCCCATCGCCAGCGGTCAGTTCGTCATCCTCGGCGAGCTGTTCGGCATCTCCACTAACCAAGCCGCCGCAGGCGAGCTTTACGGCCTCAAGACCGAGGGCGTCTACGAGATCGACGTGGCGTCCGACGCTGCGGTCGAGACCGGCACTCCGATCTACGTCTCCAGCACTGGCGTCCTGACGACTGACGCGGGCGACGAGGCCGAGCCCAACCTCCGCGTCGGCGTCTCCGCCGGCGATCCTGTCACCGTCTCTGCCGGGGTCGGCCGCGTCCGCGTTCGCCTGCAGCAGCGCTAAGCATCCCGCCCCCCCAGCGGGAGGCGGTCGGGTGATCCTCGGCCCGGCCGCCGAACAGATCTTCAGGAAGGGAACGGCACATGCACACCGACGTCACAGCTGATCGCGACACCGCGCCCGGAGAGTTCGTCATCTCCGGCCTAGACGCGGGCTATGCGACCCATGCGGCTTCCGAGGGCGAGCCCCTGCGGCTGCTCTCCGCCGGTCTCTTCCTGGAACGCGTCCTGTCTCCCGAAAATGTCAGCGCCGGCCAGCCGATCTTCTTCGCCGACGGCCGCTTCACGACGGACGTTTCCGGCACGATCGTCGGCACCGCTTATGAGGACGCTGAGACCAGCGGCGAGTTCGCCCGGGTCATCGTCCGTCTGGGAGATTTCTGATGAGAGGCGCCCTTCAAGCACCCCGGTCAATCCACGGATCGGCGCTCCCGATCCCCCAGCTGGACTTCTCCCGCGGCCTGCACACGTATGTGGACAACACCATGACGTGGCCTGTCGAGGTCAGCGCGGGCGCGTATCAGATCACCGCCACGGTAGGGGTTTTCGTAAGCCAGTCTGGGGAAGCGAGCCCAAACCCTGGCAGCGCATACATCGCCGCCGGCGTGCCCTTCCATCTCCTTCTCGAAGCAGGGACGCTCTCCGTTATCGCGACCGGCGACGATCCGGGAGACCTCTTCGTCGTGCCCCTGCGGTAACCGCCATGCTGGTATCGATCGTTACCCTTCTGAATATACCGCCGTCTATCCGCTCATCGGCCGGCGGGTCAGGGCCTGGACCGGTTGATCCCGTGGATCCGGTTGAGCCAGATCCGGAACCCGGACCCGCCGCGCCCTATCGCCTAACGTCGGCCGGGGTAAACGTCGCGTTTCGTCGACCGTCGGATCTTCGGGTGACGTCATTCATGATCGCCGTAGCAGTGAGAGTATAGAAATGGATATCCTCGAATCGTTCGCTCAGTATGTCAGCACGATGGACATGTGCTCTCAGCCTGACGGCTGGATGATGCCTGTCTACGCATCGAATAACGTCACGATCGGGAGGGGCTACGGTCCCTCCGGAGAGAACGAGGTCCGCGTCGACAGCAATCTGGCCCGAGGCGGCATCTACAAAAGATTGGAAGAAGCGGGGGATCGGGCGTTCTCCGGCATGCTCGTGCGATCGTTCTATAACGGCACGCGGATCCTCTTTCATGACGAGGACTCACTGCAGAGAAATATGTCGGGCGGAAGCTCCGTGCCGGTGGCTCCGGTGTCAGTCGAAATTTCTGCTTATGGTATCAGCGTCTATCACTCGATCTTCACGTCAGAGAGTGGACTCGCGGCGAACCAGATGTTGATCGGTAGCGCTCTGGCTCCCCCATCGACATCATGGATTTATGTAGATGTCGACTTCTCCGGACCCCCTGAGCAATCCAAGGTCAGCGTCTATGTCGATACTGTCCCGAAAGGTGAGTTCACATTTGACAGGAACCGAATCGACTCAGGATTCCAGGCATCCCAGATCAGCGCGATCAGTCTTCATGCCGTGTCTGGGGGCGGACACTGGGTCTCGTCCGTGACCGCCGGCCGCATGTCCCCCTACGCACCCGCGCAGCCGTGGCGCTACCTCGTGAAAGGCTACGCCGCCCCCGGAAACCTTAGTGCCAACCCACCGAACGATGCGACGGGCGAAACGGTTGAAAATCAGGCTTTTGCGGACTTCGCCATGTCTGCCGATATCCCGTCAAGCGGTATTGAGGCCGCGAGAGCTTTCGTTCGCATCGCGGGTTCCGGAGGTGAAGAGGAGGCCCTGGCGGTGGTCGAACTGAGGTATCCCGACGAGCCGAACGGCGTCCGAAATACTGATATCGTATATCACCAGCCGGTTCCGGTTTCGATGACTCCGCGGCTTTTCTCCGCGCCGCTCCCGACAGACGCCTTCTCAAGCCTAAGCGGCGCCATCATCCGCGCCAGATCGGAGTTCTGACATGGATTTCGCACGCCTCTTCGACGTCGCCCTGGCCGGCCCCATCGCGCGCACTGTCGGCGGGGGCAGGCGCTTCTTGGTCACGCTCAAAGACGGCCGGACGATGACTGTCGAGGGCGTCTACGAGCCTAAGCATGAAGAGGTCTTCAACGAAGGCGGCGTCGAGATCCTCCGCCCATGGCCACGCATCCAGCTCCGCCGCGCGCAGCTCATCGCGGCCGGCGTGACGGACCCGCAGCGCGGGCTGTCCGGCGCCCGCGTCCTGCTCGACGACGGCCAGGTCTACTTGGAGCAGATCAGGGATGACGGCTACGCCTTCGTGAATGCGAAAACGTCATCTGTGGCGGCCGAGACGGAGCAGCGCCCGGTCCCCAGGATCCTTTAGCGTAGCAACAGTCGTTTTCGGTGATGCGCGGTATCCTTTCGTAAAGGAAGGATCACCAGCGCATGCACCCCCGCACGGCAGTCAGAAAGCTCATCTCGCAGTCGCTCGCCGACGCGTTCCCGGACGTGCGGGTGTCGGCCGGGTCGGTCAGCGATCTCAGCGACGCGGACGACGGTCTTGTCGTCGAAGTTCCGACCGAGAGCGTCACTGTGGAAGGGTCCAACAAGGGGCCTTTGCGCCGTTCGATGAGCGTCACCGTCACGGCTTTCTCGTCCCGCCCCGGAAACGGAGTGGAATCGCTCGACGCCGCCGAGGACCTGGCCCGCCGTGCCGCGCTGCACCTGATCATGACGCGAACCGGGGACGTGATCCCCCTTTCCGAAGTCTCACAGCTCGACGAGTCCGAGGAGACGCTCGCGTCGGTCGTCATGACCTTCTCCGTCGAGACGATCCACCTCGACGACATTCGCGCAGCCTACAGAACCCAGCGTAACGGAGCGTAACGCCATGTCTCAGACCATCCTCCGCCCGCCGAGCATCGGCACTTACACGCAGTCCAAGGGTCCGCTGATCCTGACGCCGGAATGGACCGGTGAGGGGCCTGCGCCGCAGTATCTGCCGGGCTACCACCTTGGCGATCCGGAAAGCATCACGCTGGCGATCAACGAAACGCTTGAGCCGGTCATGTCGAACTTGTTCAGCGTCAAGACGAAGCGCTTCGACCTGACCAACGAAGTCAACGTCGAGCTGACCGCGCGCTTCAAGTCCTTCAGCCCGATCACCCGCGCGGTGTCGATGGGCGGCAGCGTCGACACGCACAGCCAAGAAGCCGGCACGGACACCTTCACATTCGGCCCCGGCATCTACGATATCGAGAAATACGATATCATCATCGGTTCGGCGCTGAACGCGGACTCCGAGAATGCTGTCATGGGTGAACCCGAAGACGGCGGCGAATACCTCGTCGACGTCAGGACCGGCGTCTTCGAAGTGTTCGAGGGGAACGAGATCACTTTCGACGTGTCCTGGCCCTCGATCTCCGGCCGCTTCGTCACTGGTATCGCGTCCTCCGCCGGCATCATCGGTCAGTCAAAGTTCATCGGTCTGAACAACCAGGGCGTCCGCTCTCTGGTCTGTCTCTACAAGACGCTCTGGAAGCCTTCCACAGCGCGCGAGATGGTCACCGACTCCGGCCTGACAACGATCGAGATCAAGGGCACCGCGATGGTCGTCGCCGGCAAGAAGTTCGGCATCGGCTACGAGATGGACCTTCCCGCTCTCTCCTGAACCCTGCGCCCCCTCACGGGGGCGTCACCTTCAACGCCATAGCACGAGGACACCATGGCCCGCATCCAGCTCGCAGACATTCTGCCCCCTACAAACATCGTGCAGATCTCCCAGGGGGAGATCGAGTTCTCGAAAGTGGACCTCAAGGACGTCATCGCAACGCTCTGGCGTCACCCCGCTGTCGTCGACGTGATCGAGAAGCGCGACGCCGCAGCCGGGGTGAGCTGGGCCGCCGTCCTGGCTACCGCACCCACGTTCATCTCGGAGATGATCTGCCTTTCCCTGGGCGGCAATCCCAAGTCAGCCAAGGACATGAGCCACGTCGACGCGATCGCGGCCGGCGACCAGCTCAAGCTCGCGAAAGGGATCTTCGAACTGACCTTCCCGGACGGTATCTCCGATTTTTTCGGCGAAGCTGCCGGCTCCTCTTCGGACTCGGCATCCGCAAGCCCAGGGGCCAAGATTCCAGGGGTCAGCGTCGATCCGAAGAGCGGCACAGCGATGGTGAAGGTGGATCCGGAGATCGAGCGGCTGACCTCAGTGTGACCGAGATCCTGGCCGCGATCGCTGATCGGGCGATCCGAGCCTACGGATACGAAGCGGTGATGAAGATGAGCCCCAGGCAAGCCTACGCCGTGACGGTCTCATCGAACCAGTTGAGGGAGGCCGACCTGGCCCACGGCGCCATCGCGGCGCGGGCGGGCATGGGGGGCACGAAGGAGGAGTTCGGGGCATTTATCGGCCGGCAGATGAGGCGGGCTAACGGGATCGAGACGGAAGGGTAAGACGATGGCCGAGGCCGGCGGAGCAGATATCGAAGCCAAGGTTGGCGTAAGCGGCGTCTCCGCCGTCCGCGCCGCTTTCAGGATGATGGCTTCAGAGGCGACCCGGCTCACCGGTGCGACGTCTCGCGTCGCCGCGTCCGCACGTTCCGACTTCGGCCGCATCATCACCGCCGGCATCCAGCCCGCCGCCGCCGCTGTGAGCAACCTTCAGGGCGCGATCGGAATGCTGTCGTTCGGAGGCGCTATCGCCGGGGCCATGACCCTTCTCGGCACGATGCGCACCATCGCGTCGACGACGCTTGAGACCGGCAACGAGATCAACCGCCTTGCCAGCGCCGCGAAAACTTGGGGCGTCGGACCTGAAGGCGGCTATTCCTCCGCTTCCCGGATGGAAGCCGTCGAGTCCCTGCTGTCCCGCGCGACCGGCAATGACGAAGGCCAGGGCCTCTATCCGATGATGCAGGCTCTGCTGTCCGTCGTCGACGCGGCGCGCGCTGACGATCAGACCGCGAAGGACATGCTGGATGCCCTGAACATCAAGCCGTCCACCCTGTTCCGAGCGGGCACGGATGAGCTGCTGCCGCTGCCCGACATGATCAAGGCGATCTCCGTCGCTGTGAACGAGCTGGACGAAGCCAGCAAGATGAACGCGTTCAATAAACTTTTCACGGGCGACGCCATGAAGGCGGCCGCTCTCTTCGAGATGACGCCGAGAGCGATCGACGACTACCTCAAGGAGCGTTCCAGGCTTACGAACATTCGTCAAATGGACGAGGAGTGGGCCCGCGAACTCTTCCTCGCGAAGGACCGGCAGCAAGCCGCGATGACCGGCATGAGCACGTCCCTTGCCCGCGGCTACGCGGATGCTTTCATCGGCATCCTGAACTCGCGAACTGCTTTCATGTCCGGGATCCAGGGAGACCTGGAGGACGTCGGGACCGTCTTCGGCGACTTCGGCGAGAACGTAGCCAACCGGATGGAGATTTTCGGGGACCGGATCCTGGGTATCCTTCGCGGCGTTGGTGGAAACATTGCTGAGGGGCCCCTGGTCGGCGCCCTCGACGTCGTTGTGCGTATGCTCGACTGGTCTCTTACGAAGGTGGAGCAGTTCGCCGATTACGTGATGAACGGTAACGCCGAACCAGGGTGGATCAAGGCCTTGGATTTTGCTGTTCGCGGCGTCGGCGCGGCGTTCGGGTGGGTCCGAGATCGCGCGATGGAGCTTAACGAATATCTCGAGACCGGGACAACCGACGTGGGCTGGGTGCGGGTCATTTCAGCCGGAGTAACGATGGTCAGCGAGGCGCTGGAGTGGGTCCAGGCGAGGGTGATTGAGTTCCTCGACTATCTCGAGAAGGGCGAGACGGACGTCGGCTGGGTGAACCAGCTCGTCGAAGCCCTCGGGATGGTCGAGACAGCCATCGGATATGTGCAGACGGCCTTTAACGCGCTCGCCGAGTTCTTCGGTCTGGACTCCTTCGGTGAGAAGACCGCACTTGTCCTGGGCCTCTTATTCTTCCGAAGAACCATTTTCGGCGTCATCTCGTCCCTATCGCTTCTCGCCGGGAAGAAGGTTCTCGGCGCAGTGGTGTCTCAGCTCACCAGCATCGGCACGGCCGCTACAAATGCAGCAACCGGCGGTGTCGCTACGCTCCTGAGCAGGCTCGCAGATGTCGCTAAAAGCCCCCTCCTTAAAGTCGGGGCCGGGGTCGCTGCAGGTTTCGCGGCGGTCAGTGAAGCGGAGCACATCACGCTGATCGCGGATATCGTCGACCGGGGTAAAGCCCTGGGCGAGGAGGTCGCGAAGGAGGAGGGCGAGGAAGCCGGCAAGGCCTACGCGTCCGCATACATCCGGTCCGCGATGGATGAGCTTCGGAAGAACCGCGGCGACGGCTTCATCATGTCGATCTACGAAAAGATCGGCAGCGATGCGTCATTCTCGGCTCTCTACGCGGAACTCGAAGAGGCGATGAACGAGTCCCTATCCGACTTGGGCTCTCGGGCAAAAACCTTCGCGATCGCCGGCGCTCAGCAGGCATATGCGGACCTTGCCGACGAACTGGGATGGGACCTGGCGCCCGACGGGACCGTCCAGCTGCCCGGCGGCCTGACCATCTCCGCGGCTGAGCTGACGAACGGCGCGCTGGACGGGGTGAACGAGGCGCTTCAGGGGATGAAAGCAAGCGTGATCGTTGATGACGTGACTTTCAGTGGTGCCGCGAAAGCCCTGGATATCATCGGGAAGCCGCTGGCCCCCGAGGACCGGACGTCCCACTACGCCGAAAAATACCCGCAGCTCACTCATCAGGTGATGATCGACCTCGGCGGCGGCCGTCAGATCCCGATCAGGACGACACCCGACGTCGCGCGCCAGGTCGAGCGGGACGCGGCGCTTATGGCAAGGAGCGGGATGTGATGTGATGCGCTACAGCGAACTTAAACTGAACGGCCAGCCGCTTCTCCCCGGCGCGGACCGGAACGTCGCGGTCAGCGTGACCCCGATCAGCCAGGCGACGAACCTTCGCCGGACGGTCAATGGCGAACTGATCAACGTCGCCCGCGACGTTTATCGAAAGCTGCGCGTGACGATTTCAGGAAGGGGCCGCCGGTCCCCCGCGTTCTCCGACATGTTCCCCGGCGACGACATGACCGTGCAGCTGCCGGACCCGCTCTTCTACGCCGGTGCCGATATCGGGCGGACCGTCATCGAGAAAGCGGGGGTTCTGGAGGACTGCAGCGAGATCCGCGTCCCCCCAGGTGCGCCGTTCGCACAGCCCGTTGCTGCCGTCGGCTATATCCTCCTTCTCGAATGCAAGATCACCGGACTCTCCGTCCAGGTGGACGAGTGGAAAAAGGACTACACCTGGAACCTGGAGCTGGAAGAGAAATGACGATCCACGTCTACCGGCACTCGACATACGGCACCCGCACATACGGGCTTGAGTTTGAAGGCGTCCTGAACGTGCGCTGGGTTCAGCAGCGCGGGGGCTTCGCAACATTTGCTTTCGAAACAGTGCGGCCCAGCGCCGGCTTGCTGGACGGGCCGCGCTTCGCGACCCTGGTCATCGACGGGGAGCCGCAAGGCACCGGCGAGATCGTCGGCTACCCCATCGCGCTGGCCGGCGACCTGATGACCATCGAGATCGCATGCCGGCACCCGGACTACAGCGCCCGGACGGACGCGCTCTTCGCCGCTATCCCCGTTTCCGAAAGGCTCGCGGACGCGAAAGCGCCGCGCCGGTCCGAGCCTTACGTCGCTGCGGACGTGTTTCAGAACCCGCTGGAGGCGAACCCTCGCTTGGTCCCTATCGGCGGGGTGATGAATGAGGATATCGAGCTGCACGGCGAAGGTCTCAACAACCCGGACCATCCCATATTTGATCTCCGGCCGACCCTCTTACACTCGCCTATCCGGCAGCTGACCATGACCGTGACGTCGACGCACAATGAATACATGTCCCGCGTGATCGATTTCGGGAGTCTGATCGGTGAGCAGGAGACGCTGACCCCTGACGAATACCGCGAAGCGATCGGGTCCCTGGTCTTTACCGGGAGTCAGTTCGATCAGCTCACGAGCAGCGTAGAGCCCGCGATCACGTTCGACCCGCCGCAAGTCGACGTGACCGTGCGCCGTCCGCGAACCGATCCGATCACGTATCTGCAGATCGGCCGGAAAGACGTGAGGTTGATCGGTGAGCGGTTCGCCGCGCCGAGCCTGCAGACCGTCGTCAGCGTCGAGAAGGCCAGGCGGGAAGACCTGACCCTGACCCTCTATGCCGGGATCCGCCCGACATACGGCGGCGCGCATGACGAGACGGAGCAGCTCACCCTCGCGAACCCTGAACTGGATCTCGTGAACGAGGTGACGCACGTAAAATCCGGCCGGCCGGGCAGCCCCGGCTACATCCGGCGCTTCCGGAACATCAAAGCGTCCTATTTTCGGGAAGCAGGGGACGCTGCGCAGCTCGTCCTGCGTAACCTGATCGCATACGGCGCCGCGAAGATCCTGAGGGCGGCGCACTGCATCCGCTTGGACGTGGAGTGCCTGGCGACGACTGCCCGCATGCTCACGCTGGAGGACCGGATCACCGTCCGCGACGACAGGCTGGAGAACGGGATTGCGACGGGGCAGGTTGAGTCCATCGAGTGGACAGAGGGCGAGGGGGGCGGCATCGCCCGCGTTTCGATCCTGGTGCCCGTCGGAACCGGCGGGGAGTTTGCGCCCCCTTCCGGGACCGTCGCTGTGAACGGGAGCGTGGGGACCAGCGCCGATATCGCGGCCCTGGCGGCCGGCCAGGCCTCGTATTTCGTCGATGACGTCGAGATCACGGGCGGCCTCGCCGATCAGCTACTCGTTGTTGACGAGATCAACGCGAAGAACCAGGTCCCGAAGCCGGTCGGTTCGCCGATGTTCGAAAGCGAGGAGATGATCTCCGTCCGGGATTATCTGCCCAAGCCCCGCATCTCGATGCAGTTCCGACAACTGGGCGGCGACCCGATCATCTCGTCGCTGTCGAGCGGCTTCTCCGTCCCCGTGCAGAAGGGCTTCTGACATGAATGAGTGGGCTCGACAGCACCAGGATATCAAGCGCGTCACCGAAGCGGACCGTCAGCGGATGGTCGACGCCGGCGAGATGCCGTCCGGCTATCAGTATCGCGAGAAGATGCCCGGCCAGGACTGGGACGGCGGGTGGGCCATCCGGAGGACAGAGCGCGGGGGATTTGAGGGACACCGCCTCGCGAAATCCCGGCCCAAACTCGGGGATCTCCGGGAGTGGCTGCCTGGGCGCGCGACGCAGACTGAAACTTTCGATATCGCCAATCTCGAGCATGTCCAGGTTTCGGAAGTGGAAGACGTCGCGACCGGGGTCATCTCCTCCGCCGTCGTCCTCGGCGGCCTGCGGCCCCACGCCCATCACCCCGGCGCCTGGAACCTCATGTCTCACCCCACGGCCACGCTGAACGGCACGTTCTCCAGCATCGTCATCCCACATCCCGTCAAGCTTTCTGAAATGCTCATCAGCGCGGCGAAGCGCGCGGATATCACCGGCGGCGCATCAGCGGGTGACGATGAAGAGGGTGTGTCCCCGCCGATCATCACGGACACCCCCGAGGGCGGGGACATGGGACAGGAAGTCGTCAGAGACGACGGGTTCAAAGTCAAGGAAGGCATCACCGCGGCAGAGGCGCTGGCGTCCCCAATCGCGTCCGTTCTCAAGGACGAAGCGGAGGATAAAGCGGGGTTCAGCGTCTCCGGGACGGCGATCTGCGATCATGCGGGCATGACCGCCCTTTCCGAACATCTGAACTCGATCGCCGGCAACCCGGATCACCGGATGGAGTTTGCCGGCATCAGATGGGCCGGGATGCTGCAGCACGGCGCGTCCCCCGCGACTGTCCAGCTGACCGTGCCGGGGCACACTATACCCGCATACAAAGCCGATGGCAGCCCGGATCCGGCAGGCAGCATCGTGATCCAAGGCCACAACGGGGCCACCGTCACGTCGATCTCGGCGCTGCCGCATCCGGTAACGTGGGTTGCGGGGAACGAGGAGAACGAAGTGGACAACCCGCCCGAGCGCGCCGTCGTCGATCTCCTTGTCGTCGCGTCATACAACAAGACGGCGAAGAAATGGGACCGGATCCTGGTGGCGACGAGGAGGTCGTGATGGTCGATAAGCCCCTTCACGAAGACAAGATCATCGCCATCCCGCTGCAGGCCGACAGCGAGAGGCACCGAGTAGAGCGCCCGTTCCAGGGCCGGATCCGGGAGCGAGTCCTGATCGACGAGTCGAGACATGTCGACGACGCGGACTGGCCGCAGCAGCAGATCAGACAGTATGACGGCCCGGCCGAGTCCGCTAAGCCGCCGCGCGAGATGAAGCCCATCCCTGGCCGGGTCGTCGCACTGCGATCATCGCCCGTCCTCCGGAAAGATGTTTTTGTCGCCACCGCTGCGACGAACACCTACGCGCCCGCAGGGCAGAAGAAGGTTTATTCGGGAAGCGTCCAGCTGATCGAGCTGATCGACCGGCCCGTCTACCGGCTCGAACCGACGGCCGCTCCCACGATCGACCTGAGGCTGCACATCACGTCTCAGCAGATCGCCAACGCGACGCGGATCGGCCTCGGCTATCTCGGGATCTCCGACCCTGCAGACCGATACGCTGACCAGGATCTGATCGTTTTCGGCGGGGACCTGACGCTGATCGTCCAGCCCTACCGATACCCCGACACCCGACCGTATCAGTCCGCCGGCGTTGTAGGTCGTCGGATGCCGCAGACGATCAATATCACGGCTCACCCCGGCGTCGGGCTCGAACGTCAGGGCGGGGCGATCCTGATCCCCGGTGTCGACATGCGTCCGGTTGAGATGAACTATCCTGATATCAGATTGGATCGGACGCCGGACCTGGATCACCATGGGGCCGCACCCTTCACCGTCAGGACTTACGGGTCCGGCGTCGGCTCACCGCTTGCCGTCCGGACATACCGTGGACAGCTCCTCGAGGAGAACGGGGAACTGATCGGGGATGGTGACGAGATCCCGATGGTGAGGCCGGCGACGATCAAAGCCATCGCGCCGGACGACGCGGAGGTGATCGTCAGGATCCCCTGGACGCTGGAGATCGCGGTGCGTTTCAACGGCGCCTGGACCGTAGATCCGGAGACGCAGGAACCCGTCTGGAACGCCACCGGCGGTTATACCTACACGTCTAAGATCGTCTTGGCGCCCCATAGTGTTACGGCTTGATACGGCCCACAGAGGGCCGTATTCGTGAAGCATGAGCGATCTCCCCGACTATGCCATCAATCTCCGTCGGCTCCAGGACGCGAGCGGCCGGACGCAGGCCGAGAACGCCAGGAGAGCCGGGCTGGAGAGAGACGCTTACGGGAGATATCTCCATGGCAAGACCCGGCCCCCGGCGGCAAAGCTCGCCGCATTGGCCTTGGCCTTCGGAGTGGCACCTGAGGATATCGATCCTGAGCAGACGGGCATCACCATCGATGATGCGGACCTACCTCCTCCTTTCGAAATACAGGAAGCCCGGACTAGCGGTCCGGGCTATCTGAGGGTGAAGATCGACGCCGACCTTCCGGCTGATATCGCGGGCCAGATCGTAGAGCTGGCCGCTTTCAGCGCGCCGAAGCGGCGTTAGACATCGAAGTCGGGCGCTTCTCCGAGCGAGAATTTGGGATGGTCGGCTCCCGGCTCACCGAACTGCAGTTCGATATCCGTCCCGTCCTCACGCTGCTCCCACTCGTCGGGCATCTGGTCCATGCCGGGCACCTCGTCCATCGCCCGTTCGTCGTCCTCGGACTGGATCTCGGGGATCCGCTGGTCACCCGCTTCGATCCGGCAGAGGTCTTCGACGCCCTCAGCAAGCGTTCCGCGCCTCACTGCGTAGTCGAGGATATCCTGATAGACGACAGCTTCGTCGGACGCGGCGAAGTGCAGGAGATCGGTGTCGACGGCGCCTTTAGATGCCGGAGGCTCAGCGCCCTCACGGTCAGCCGTCGCGTAAGGCCCTTCCACGACGTCGTATCGGTTCGGGACGCCTCCGGCCGTCGTCTTAACCTGCAAGACCTGATGCCCGGCGAGGAGGGTTTTGAGTGCGGAGTTGACCATCGCGGGCGTGGCCCCCTCCGGGAGGAAGTTCTTGATCGTCGACTCGGCCAATTTTTCGGGAGAGAAGGCGCCGGTGAGACTGAACGGCTTGCCCGAGATGGCGGCCGCGAAGATCAGTTTCGGCAGGATCTTCAGGACGCGCATGTAGCGCCATTTCTCTTCCGACTTCGAGGAGTCGAGGAGGGATTTGCCGTCGTAGCGGGCCATGAACGTCAGGTGCTTATGGGACCTGACAACGGGGAAAAGCTCCTGCGTCAGCGGAAAGCCCAGGTTCGACTTCACGCCGCAGACGTAGAGAGTGTCGCCCTTCTCAAGCCCGGTGACGCCCTTGAAAAGATCGTCCGTCCGGTGGAGCACGATGACGTGCCGCGCCTGGGAGACGATCTGGCCGGATCCGCGGATCATCCCGATCAGCGCCGAGGGCGATGACTGATCCGTCAGCTTCACCTTGGCCGAGTCCTTAGTGACGTGGACGGTCATGATGACAGCCGCCTCGGCCAGCCTCGCGAGCAGATTGAGCGCGCTGAGCGTCTGAGAGGAGACGAGATCGGAGTTGTAGTCGCCGGACCCGCATGACCGCATCGTATCGAAGATGATAACGTCCGGCTTCATGAGGACCAGCTCGTTCAGCAGTTCTCGGCCGATACCCTGGGTCGGTGCCCCGTCGTCACCGAAGATACGCTCCCCGGTCTGAGACGCCTCCATAACCTTGTCGAGGCAGATGATGATCAAATTTCCCTTAGACATGGCCTCCTTGGCCATCCGCAGATGGTCGCTGGCGGGGCGATCATAGGCAAGTTTCTGAATAACATCCTCTTCCGTCTCCTCTGCCGTGACGAGGACACACTTCAAGGGGCGCTTATGATCCCTGTTCCCGAAGAGACTCCAGACCCCGGTCGCGGAGGCGACCACGATCGCACTCAGCAGAGCCGTCGTTTTGCCCTGGCCATGGTCCAGGCCGAAGATCGTCGCCTTGCCGCGCGGGATCAGGAAATCGTCGATCCAGTCGCGCGGTGCGGCCTGGGTCAGAAAGATGCTGCGCATCGCGAAGCGGCCGATGAAACCGGTGCGTTCTTTGCCCGCGAGCGGGTGGATCTGGGTGACGTTGCTCATGCTGTTTTCTCTTCTTGCTCGATTTTATGCACCAGCTACGGCGCGGTTTGTCCCGGCGTTCTCACACGGGTTCTCAGTCAGGGCGGCGATCGCCTCCCGGAACTCTCTGATGCAGCGGCGGCGGAGCGCGTTGCGATAGTCGCGACGCGGGTCACTGTCAGTGTCCTCGTTTTCGAAAAGGGGGGTGGCAGGGCTGAGGAAGTGGTCCTCGGCCGCCTGCTGCGCGTCGCCCTGCGCGTCGTCCGTGTCCGTATCCAGTCCGGCGCCGAGAAGTAGGAGGCGGTGATATCCGGGAGGTGCGCCACGGGGCGCTACGTCGAGGGACAGGTAGAGCGTCGCGACAGCCGGGGCGATCTGGACGGCCTTCGATGGCCTCGCGATCTCCGATGCGATCTGGTTCCATGGGTATGTCGCGAGACGGGAGCGGAGATCGCTGAGTGCGTCACGACATACTGACGTCATGAGCGCGCTATCCCGGCTATTTTCTCCCGGCCTTCCGAAAGCGATAATCGAGGCTTGCATCGAGATCGCCGCGAGAGCTTCGGCCGATCCTTCCGTAAGGCCGTGCATTCTGGAAAGAGCCCACAAGAAGTTATTAAAATCAGCGTTGCGTTTGGATGCTTCGGTGACCGATTTGATATCATTTATGACCTGAAGATCGGAGGCGACGATCAGCTCCTCTTCTCTTTGCTCTCGCGCCATCCCGTGACTCCTCGCTGCTTTAGAGTCTCAAGATAGCCACCAAGGATGCAAATAAATACAACAACTTGCGCATACAGATAAGATTTAAAGGTATGCATGATGCGGGTTTTTCAGTTTCTCCTTTCAAATAAGGTAAAAACAGAAAATCCCGCTTCCCTATATTGATATCATTTATCCGGACTCTGTGCCGCTAAAATGGCGAGTCAGCGCGCGTATCAACAGCCGTTTTCGGTCTTTTGTGCGAATCTTCTCGCGAATCACCCGCGCGGAGTTATTAAAATGACAGTTAAAATGAACCGCATCGTCGGGCACCACTCGGCAGGGCCCTTCAGTGTCACTGTGGCTGATCGAGAGCACTACCATCGGATCATCGACGGAGACGGGAAGAGGCACTCTGGTCGGCATCCGATCAGCGCAAACGCGCCCGGCAAGCCGTTACGCAGTGGCTCCTATGCGGCACATACGCGCGGGCTCAATACCGGCTCTATCGGCGTCGCCATGGCCTGCATGCACGATGCGAAGTGGTCCAGTCCCCGGTCCTGCGCTTTCTTCCCGAAGGCGGCCCAGGTCTCGGCGTTCATCTCCGAGATGGCGGATCTGGCGATCGAATACAGCATCCCCGTCACCCGTAAGACCGTCCTGACCCACGCCGAAGTCGAGATCACGCTCGGGGTCGAACAGGCTGGAAAATGGGATTTCGACTATGACCCGTGGGGTCGGATCGACAGCCGGGATCCGGTCGTCATCGGGGACCTGATCCGAGACGCGGTGAGCGCCGAGATCGCGCGCCTGGGCGGCAAGCCGGCACCCGCCGCAGCAAGCCCCAGGAAGACGCTCCGGCGCGGTCACACCGGTCCCGAGGTGCGGGAGCTGCAGACGCTGCTCAACGCCGCTCTGAAGCTTGATAAGCCGATCGCGGTTGACGGGCAGTTCGGCCCTGGAACGTTCGGTGCGGTCCAGCTTTTCCAGATAGAGTCCGAGCTTCTGCCCGACGGTATCGCCGGGCGCATGACGTGGACCGCGCTTCTCGAAGCGGCTGCGTGATGGACGACCTCTTCATCATCGCGCTCATCGTCCTCGCCTGGATGCATACGCCTAACGCCTGCGGCGCGCTTCCGGGAGAGGACTGCCCGCGCGTGATCGGACAGCAATACTACCCCTGATCCCCTTCAGAAAGGACCTGACATGGAAAGCGACGAACAAGCCGTGGAGGCGAAGATTAAAGACAAGGGCCTTACCGCCGCGCGGGTAACCCCGGACATGCTCGATGAAGAGATCGCGGGCGAGGATTACCACGTCTTCCCGAATAGCTGTCTGACCGTTTGCGCGCTGACACTTCAGAACGGATTCACCGTGACTGGCGAGAGTGCCTGTGCGTCCCCGCAGAACTTCGACGCCGAGATCGGCCGACAGATCGCCCGCAGAAATGCCCGCGAGAAGATCTGGCCGCTGCTGGGCTTCCGGTTGCGCGACCGGCTCTGCGCCTGACCCTCGTCTTTCAGAAAGGAAACCTGATGGAACCGACTCTCACTGACCAGCTCCTGGCGGCGCTCATGCCGACGATCCTCGCCATCCTGGCGATCCTAGGCAGCATCGTGACGATAAAGCTGAACGGCTACCTCAGCAGGCTCAGCGACGCGACGGGCGTCGAGATCGACGCCAAACACAGGGACGCCCTGATGCTCGGTCTGCGCAACGCTGTCCTCCTGCTCGTCGCCGGCCGCGCGAACGACCCCCGTCTCAACATCCTCGATGTCTGGAGAACCGGCGCCGACATTCCTGATCATGATATTAAGTTCGTCATCGACCGGGTGCGTCAGCGATACCCCGATGCCGTCGACCATTTCGGACTTACTGAAAAGGCGCTTCGTGACATGGCCGTCGCTCAGATCGAGAGCGTCAAACTCTCCGGGTAACTGTCCCTTCTTCCGAACAAAGGCCGCCCAAACTCGGGCGGCCTTTGTTATTAATGGGGTCCGGAACGCGGCATAATTAGTGCAGGAAACTTTCTGGCCCATCGATCGCTTTCATGCGCCCGACAATCGCGCTGATCTCGCGCAGGTGGACCGGCCGCCGGGCCCGCAGATCGCGGACAAGCCCGCTGATCGCCTCCCGAACGTCTTCCTCCAAACCGGACTCTAGGCACTGCCGCCGGGCCGCGTGGACGAGATGATCAGCGCTGAGATGATCGACGTGATAGACGCGGAGGCGGCTTCGGAGGGGCGCGCTGAGGCCGTCCAGGCTGTTGGCTGTCATGAGGTAGGTGACGCCGCGCGCGTCTACTGGCACACCATAGTAAGGGCACCGCCACGCTGCTGCGGTGATTGGTTCGAGAAGAGGCAGCAAGGTGGATTGCAGACCTGGGACGGTGTTGCCTTTATTCGTCTGGACGTCACCGGCGGCTTTCTCGACTTCATCGAGTATGATGACCGGATTGTAGATACGGCGGCCGATGATGGTCTGGGATACCGCGCCGGGGTGAGCCGCTCCCCACCCCCGTTCCATTCCCACGACGCCGAAATGTCCGCCCGTGGACGCGTCGATCGCGACGTGCGGGATGCGAAGGATCTCCGCGATCCGGCGTAGCGCGGCGCTTTTTCCAGTCCCAGGAGGGCCGACGACGAGAGACGGCGGGAGGTAAAATCCGGCCCCTGTCCGGGCCGCTTCTCGAAGAGCGCGGAGCATGTCGATGTGCAGTTCCCTCATCCAGGGGGCTTCCTCGTGAAGGGCAGCGACAATCTCGTCAGCGCGATGCATGCTGACCTTGCCGGCCACGACCGCACCCTGGGCGGCGGTCATCCGGAGGTGACCGCGCTCGGCTTCGGAGAGGTGTTTAATGTCGATCATCGACGCGGCTGAGAGTCTCTGCCAGAGCCTCCTGGCCCGTCTCTTGTCGCGCGCCAAGGTTAGCACGGGGATCCTCATGTCGGGAATCTGATCCAGCTCGAGCAGATACTCGCGCCGCTCCGGATCCCCGTCTTCGTCGAGAGAGAGGATGCGCGGCGGCAGTCCCTGGATATCGGCGGACCTGATCCGGGCCGCGACGATCACGTGGCGGCGGCATTGAGCCACCCGACCAGCCAGATCCTCTTTCTTGAGACCCACAAATGACAGTGCGGGGTCAAGAACGCGTCTTTTCTCAATCATGATTGGGAAAACCTCTAACTTGAGAAGGCCAGAAATTAAAACTGTCTTTCCGGGGAGATGAGCATAAACGGGGGGAAAGGGTGGCAAACCATCTCCCCGGAAATGTCGGCGGGGGTGGTTTTAATAGGCTCAACCGGGGCGTGTCGCGGCTGATGCGGCCTGAGTCTGGGGGGAGGTCTGGGGCCCAGTCTGGGGCGCAGTGTCCCCGCCCAGCATTTACTGGCCGCGTTTGTCCCTTCCGAAAACGTCGTCTTGGACGACGCACGGCGACGCCATCGCGAGTAAGCGATTGACGTGTAAAGGTTTTTCGTGAAGGAGGGTTGGAGCGGGTGAAGGGAATCGAACCCTCGTATTCAGCTTGGGAAGCTGCTGCTCTACCATTGAGCTACACCCGCGTGGCGCCTTGGCTAACCGATGGCCGGGGCGTCGTCAAGCGTCAGACAAGGCCCATTTCCGCCAGGGCGGCGGCCATCTGCGGGGGCAGGGCGGCGTCGCCCGCGCGGCCGCGCGGCATGTCGGCGGGGGCGTCCTTGGCGGGAAGATAGCGCCAGCCCTGGAACGGGCGGCGCGGCACGGCCGTCACTGGCACGATGTCGCGGTCCAGGATCAGGGCGCAGCGGCGGATGCCGTCGTCGCGGTGGTGTTCGTCCAGCCGGACGATCCGCTGGCGGGCCAGCATCACCCCCTTGAACACCCAATAAATCGAGCCGCCCGCCAGCAGTTCGTCTTCCCGCTTGGGCCACATGCGGGTGACATGGACGGCGGGGCCGTCGCCGAAGCGGCGCTGCCATTCCAGCAGATCGTCCGGGCCTTCGGCGCCGACGCACAGCTTCATGAGGTGGAGTTGGCCTGACATGACCGCAAGATAGGGGGCAGGGCGGCCGGTCGCAAGGATGGCGCAAACGAAAAGGCCGCGCGGACGGCGCGGCCTTTCGAAGCAGGGTTCAGCGGGCGATCAAAGCTCGTCCAGGGCCTCGACGGCCTTTTCCAGTTCTTCCTTGGTGACGGTCTTTTCGGTGACCTTCGCCTGTTCGGCGATGTGGTCGACCACCTTGTCCTCGAAGATCGGGGCGCGAAGCTGCTGCTGCACGGCCTGGTTCTGCTGGACGAATTCGAAGAAGGCCCGTTCCTGGCCCGGATACTGGCGCGCGGCGCGCAGCACGGCCTGGGTCATCTCTTGGTCGGTGACGGTCACCTCGGCCTTCTGGCCGATCTCGGCCAGCAGCAGGCCCAGGCGCACGCGGCGTTCGGCCAGCTTCTTGTGTTCGTCGGTCGGTTCGATGCTGCCGTGGCTGTGGTCGTGGACTTCGGGGTTTTCCTCGTGCCACAGCTGGTGCGCGATCTGCTGGGCCTCGGCCTCGACCAGCGATTCGGGCAGGTCGAACTTTACCTTCTGATCCAGCTGGTCCAGCAGCGAGCGTTTCAGGATCGCGCGGGCGGCGCCGGCATATTCCTGCTCCAGGCGGCCGGCGATCTGCTTCTTCAGGCCCTCCAGATCCTCGGCGCCGAATTTCTTGGCCAGTTCGTCGTCGATCTCGGCCGGTTTCGGGGCCTTCACGGCCTTGACCTTGCATTCGAAGGTCGCGTCCTTGCCCGCCAGGTGCTTGGCGCCGTATTCTTCCGGGAACTTGACCGAGACGGTCACGTCGTCGCCTTCCTTGGCGCCGACAAGCTGGTCCTCGAAACCGGGGATGAAGCTGTTGGACCCCAGCACCAGCGGATAATCCTCTCCGGCGCCGCCCTCGAAGGCTTCGCCGTCGACGAAGCCCTTGAAGTCGATGACCACCTGGTCGCCGTCCTTGGCCTTGCTGCCCTTGCGGCGGTCCTCGAAGTTCTGGGCAGATTTCGCCAGGTTTTCCAAGGCTTCGTTGATTGCCGCGTCCTCGGCCGGGACGGTCAGCTTTTCCAGGGTCAGGCTGGACAGGTCGACCTCGGGGATCGGCGGCAGCGCCTCGTACGAGACGTTGACGACCACGTCGTCGCCTTCCTTCCAGCCTTCGCCGTTCTGCATCTCGACCTTGGGCTGGGTGGCGGGACGGTCGCCGGATTCGTCCAGGTGCTTTTTCAGCGCGCCGTCGATCGCATCCTGCATGGCGTCGCCCAGGATGCGCGGGCCGAACTGTTTCTTCAGCATGGCCAGGGGCACCTTGCCCTTGCGAAAGCCCTTCAGTTCGACCTCGGGCTGGGCTTCCTTCAGCTTCGCATCGACCGTCGCGGCCAAATCGGCTGCCGGAAGCGTAAACTGGTAGCCCCGCTTGAGACCGTCGTTCTGGGTTTCCTTGACCTGCATCATCGTCCTCGTGCCATAGGGGCCGCCAAAGCCGGGGCGGCCTGAAAAATTCCCGCCCTTCTAGTCGCCGAGGCCGCAGGCTGCAAGCGGAACCCGCGCCGCAGCCTGGGCGTTTTCCGCCGTCCCCTTCGTGTCAGAGGCCCGCCATGACCCGCATCAGCGCCATCATCGCCACCAGCCTTCTTGCGGCCAGCACCGGCTGGGCGCAGACCGCGCCGGTTCCCGCCGTGGACCAGCCGCGCGCCGTGAACGAGGCCCCCGCCGCCAGGACCGAGGCGCAGGGCCAGTCGGGCGAAGGCGACTGCCCGGCCCGCGACACCGTGGCCGAGGCCGCGACCGCCCCGCAGCCTGGCGCCGACAGCACCGACGCCAACAACACCGGCAGCAGCGGGTGGAGCGGGGGTCTGGGCGGTTCCGTCCTGGGCACCAACACCCAGGGCGCGGTGGCGCAGTCGCCCACCTGGCAGCCGCCGACCGCGCGCGGGCTGGATCTGGCCGGGCGCGCGGACCCGGCGCCCGCCGCCTGCTGATCAGTTCAGGATCGGCACCTGCGGCTCGGCATCGTCCAGCCGCAGGCGCAGCCCGTCGCGATTGAAGAATTCGCCGTCCCGGATCAGCGTCCGGTCGCCGTTCAGCGCGCGCATAAGCTGATCCAGCCGCTCCTTGGCGATGCCGTCGGCCACCAGCCCCTCGCGCCCCGCCCGAAACAGCGCGACCGCGTCCCAGGCCACGCCCGATCCGTCCAGATGCGCCGCCATGACAGGCCAGGCGATATCGTCGCCGATCACATGCAGATGCGCCGACCGCAGCAGATTGACCCGACCCTCCTGCGTGCCGACCAGGACGATCAGCAGGGTGAAGCCCTGCGTTTCCGCGAAGGTGGCGCGCAGCCAGTCGTCGAAATCGGTCATGGCCGGCCTTCGGATGATGGCGGAAGGGAATGACCGCCTCCGCCATTTCTACAACGTTCCCAGATGTTCCGTTGTGCTTTGATTTTATTGACACATAGCAAGTTGTATGTTCCCGTAAGTTCCACTGTTGTTCACGGCGTTCCCGCGCCGAATGGGGGACGCATTGGAGGGTCGAAAGGTTATGCGGTTGTTTTCATGAGAAGGCCAGAGAAAGCACTCAGCGCCCGGTTCGTCCAAACGGTTAGTGAACCGGGAAAATACTTTGACGGGCACGGCCTGATCTTGCGCGTGGATGCCCACGGGAACAAGGCATGGGTGCAGCGGATCGTCATTCAAGGCAAGCGGCGGGAGATCGGCCTAGGCAGCGCGGTCTTCGTGTCGCTGGCCGAGGCGCGGGCCACCGCTTACGAGAACCGCAAGCAGGCGCGTTCGGGCGGCGACCCACTACTGGAACGCCGCGCCCAGCAGGAGATCCAGACTTTCGAGACGGCCGCGCGGACAATCTATGACATGCTGCGACCCACCTGGAAGAATGAGAAGCACGCCAGCCAGTTCATCAGCACGCTTGAGACCTATGTGTTCCCGACAATAGGTCGCACCAAGGTATCGGACGTGACCAGTGCCGATGTGCTGGAGGTGTTGCGCCCGATCTGGACCGAAAAGGCAGAAACCGCATCCCGCGTTCGCCAGCGGATCAGCAAGGTAATGAAGTGGGGCATCGCGCAGGGCTGGCGCAAGGACAACCCCGCCATCGGCATCACGAACGCCCTGCCAAAGCAGACAGCCGCGCGACAGCAGCGCAAGGCGATGGACTATACCGAGGTTCCGGCATTCCTGACGGCGTTGCGTCAGTCGCAGGCAGGCATGTCCACGCGCTTGTGCCTGGAGTTCCTGATCCTCACCTGCGCCCGGTCACTGGAAGCACGCGGCGCGCGCTGGGACGAGATCGACACCGATGCGAGGGCATGGAACGTGCCCGCCGACAGGATGAAAATGAAGCGGCCGCATCGGGTGCCACTCTCGTCGCGGGCACTGGCCATCATCGAGGAGGCCAAGGCTATGCAGAACAACAGCGGGCTGATCTTCCCCGGCACCAAGGCAGGCAAGATGTTGTCCGACATGACGCTTTCCAAGCTGGTCAAGGAACTTGGCTTCCCGGTGGACGTGCACGGGTTTCGCACCAGCTTTCGGACGTGGACGCAGGAAAAGACGAACTTCCCGAACGACATTGCCGAGCGGGCCTTGGCCCATACAGTCGGCAGTGATGTGGAGCGTGCCTATGCGAGGTCCGACCTGTTCGAGAAGCGCCGCAAGATGATGGACGCTTGGGCAGGGTATCTGGCGCAGGACAGCGCCAAAGTCGTGAGGATTGGATGATGGTGCCAATACGAGCGTCGATTTCCAGAGCGAGTTGCCAGATTGGTTATACATCGTCCGCAGATAACGCGCGCAGCCTGTTTCCTGCTGGACGAGCCGCAGGAACAAATGCTGGCACGTGTCGCCACGTTAGCATCGGGAAGGAAATCGCTGCGCTTGCCGTGATTGGCGCACGCCCTGTCAGCACAGGGTTTTTTCGATGAACTGCTCTACATTTCCACAGATTATCCACAGATGACCCATATGAAATGGCCAGTGGCGGCAAAGCGCGCATTTGCACTGCGCCAAGGGGTGGTGCATTATGACTTTGTGATGATGGTTATGGCGTCCCTTGGGACATATGACTTTCGGATCAGGACGGCACCGTGAGCGCGAAAGCGCGGTGACGCCCGCAGATGCCTTTCTTGGCGGTCAGGCTCTGCGGGCGAGGTTGGAAAGTTAGCGAGCCTTCCAACCCCATCCTACACAAAACGTGGACGGCTTGTCCACGTGCCTTCGAAACCCGCGAGAGCGGGATGATGAAACGTGTCAGGATAAGGGCTTTGACATGCCAGATAAATTGCTTCGCCTTCCAGCAGTTATGGAAATGACCGGCCTTGGCCGCTCGACCATTTACCGGATGATGAGCGAGGGGGAGTTTCCCAAACCCATCCGCCTTGGGCAGCGTGCGGTCGCTTGGCCGACTGATTCGATCCGTAATTGGATCACCTCACGCCCGGTTGCGGCATGAGGCCCGGCCATGATCATCGCGCGCAGTCTGGACGAACTGCTGCTCCTCAAACCGAAGGGCAGCTTCCGCGTCACGGTCGTTTCCGGCCAAACCGCCATCCTGGTGAATAGGCCCGGCCAGCCGGAAGAAACCATCTTCTGCCTTTCGCCAGGTCACGCCAATCAGGTTCGGCAATCGCTATCCGATGAGGGCCTGACGGGATTGGTGGAGGGCAGCCGATGACCAAGCCCCTCACCCGCCAACAGCAATGGCGCCGGAACAATCCCCGGCGCTATGCAGCGCATCTCTATGTCGAAACCCTCAAGCGCTTAGGTATCCTCACGCCGCAACCTTGCGAACAATGTGGAGCCAAGGCCGAAGCGCACCACGACGACTATTCCCGCCCCGGCGACGTGCGGTGGCTCTGCCGCAAGCACCATGTCCAGCTGCATACACGGGTCGGGCAATGAGCGGGGAAAACATAGCCCCGATCTCGCATGCAGGCGGGACCGGGGCCGATATTCAAGACTGGCTGTCGTGGATCGATGATAACATCAGGCGAGAGGTTGCGGCAAGAAATCTCGCCGATGCCGTGCTGGATTGCGATCCGCTCGACCGGCTCGAAATGCTGGAGCAGTGCTATGATGCCTTGCGTCCCGGCTTTCCGATCATCGCCATGAACAGCCTCATGGTCGAAGCCTCGTTCTGGGCGGATAGGGCCAGCCCGGCCGAGCGCAAGGCCTATGCCCTGGCCTGCTTCAACCGCATGCCTGCCCGCGATCAAGCGGCCTTCCTGGATTATGTCCAAGGGAGGAGCGCGGCTTGAATGTCTTTGCCAATCTCGATCAGAAGGACCGGCGGTCCATGCACCCGGATGGCCTCTATACCGAGGATCCGGCACCACGGGCTTCGCGCTTCTATTCCGCGTCTGACTTGGAGGGGCTGGAAGTCCCGCCCCGGCACTGGCTGGTGCGCGATCTGGTGCCCTCTGGGACCGTGACCCTGCTGGGCGGCGATGGGGGCACAGGGAAGTCACTGCTGGCCCTGCAGTTGGCCTGTGCAGTCGCTACGGGCGGCACATGGCTGGAGCGCCATGTATCGGGCGGCGGCGCCATATTCATCAGTGCGGAAGATGACGATGCCGAGTTGCACCGCCGCCTCGATGACGTGGTGCGCGCATCGGACATGCAGTTCAGCGACCTGGACCGCCTGACCATCCGCAGCCTTGCAGGCGAGGATGCCTTGCTGGCCTTCCTAGATCGCGGATCTGGCGTCCTTTCCCCATCGCCCCTCTATGCGGAATTGGACAAGCGCATGGCGGATGAGGCGCCCGCGCTGCTGGTGCTAGACACGCTGGCAGACCTGTTCCCCGGCAACGAGAACGACCGGGCACAGGCGCGGCATTTCATTGGCCTGTTGCGTGGGTTGGCTATCCGCCACGACTGCGCGGTGATCCTGCTGGCCCATCCGTCTCTATCTGGCCTCAATAGCGGCACCGGCACCAGCGGATCGACCGGCTGGAACAACAGTGTGCGGTCCCGGCTATACCTCGAACGGGTGGCGCAGGATGGCATTGAGATGAACCCGGATGCGCGGGTGCTGTCCACCAAGAAGGCTAACTACGGGCGCACGGGCGGCGAGATCAGCCTAACTTGGCGCGATGGTGTGTTCGTGGCCGATCCTGCCGAAACTGCCCTGGACCGCATGGCTGGCAATGCCAAGGCTGAACGTGTGTTCATCAAGCTGCTTCGCGAGTTCACGGGGCAGGGGCGCAGGGTCAATCCCTCTGGAGCTTCCACCTATGCACCCAAGCTATTCAGCGAACATCCTGACAGCGAAGCCGTCACTAAGCGGGCGTTCAAGTCCGCAATGGAGAGCCTGCTGGCATCAGGCAAGGTCCGTATCGAGACCGAAGGACCGGCATCGCGCCGCGTGTCGTATCTGGTTGAGGTAGGTGCATGA